TCTATTACAATCAAGTCCTCTACCTTTTGTTAACGCTGTACAAGCCATATTTTTTTATTTTTTTAAGGTTAAAGGAGTGAGTGCCGAAGCACCCACTTCTTGAATTAAGTTTATTATGATTGTCTTACGATATCAGCACCAACTCCTGTTTGAACTCCTGCTGAATATCTAGCAACTAAACGCATATTGTCAGAACCATCAAGATTAGCCATATCCATCAAAGTAATTCTTGTGTGGTCTGATAATAAATCAGTTCCAAAGAATAAGTTAGACTTTTCTGCTGCTACTAATTGATTGTCAGCCATTCCTGGACAAACTGCAATTTTGTAACCTTCAAATACTGGCTCATAATCACCATTCATATTGTAAGCATTAACATATCCTAATGTAGATACTGCTGAAATATAGAATGCATAAGTTTTAGGATTCATATAGATATGTAAGTCCTCTTTTCTTAATACAGGAGATATATCAGCTGCCATAGCTGCTGTTAAACCTTGTAAATTCGCTATAATGTTACCTGCTGTATAAGCACCTGATGCTGCATCTTGATTAACTGTTGCATCAACTCCTGGTAATAATAATCCTGTTGCTGCTCCTAAAAATCCGTTGAATTTCCCTGCAACAGCAGTTCCTTCCCAAACACTTTCTTCAGTTGCTTGTGCTATGATTTCTCCCATATAAGAGATAACATAGTCATCAAAACTTGCAGGTGGTGGTGCGCCTGCTCCTGCTCTCATTTGTAATGCTTCCCAAGAATCTAATAAAGTAGACTTACAAAGGTCTAAGTTAATTTGTAGATTTTTAGGTTCTAATACTTTTTCTGTAAGTGCTAATGTTCCTGCATCAGTAAAATCACAAGTTGCATCTGCAACTACTCCTGATCCTGCCATACGTTGGATATTAGACTTATACTTAATGTTTTCTATCTTTGTTAAATAATCCAAAGATGTCGCTTCTTTTAAAGCTGCTGAGATATAAAACCCTGCTGCTTTTCCTGCGAAATTTGATGTTGTAGTAAACGCCATAATTTTGTTTTTTTTTATTTATTAATTAATATTATTTATTTAAGTTGTATAAGAACCTTTCGTTCTTAGATAACTTTTTATATTCTTTTCTGCTTAAAGCAGGTCTATCTGAACTAAATTTATTTGTGTTAATTGGTGTATCAGCAGGAGATTCTGCTAATTCAGTTCTTAATGCTTCATTCTCAGCTTTTAATTTTTCAATTTCATCTTCTGCTGAAAATTCAACTACTTCAGTAGTCTTTATTGATTTAGGATTTGTAGATGGTTCAACAACTTCTTCAGCCATTTCTTCTACATCACCTGTTTCTCCTATTTCTCTTTTAAGGTCAGATACTGCATCTTCTAGGTTTTTGATACGCTTTTCCATACCTTGCCAATCAGCAACATCAGCTTCTTCATCATATTTGTCTTTGTCATCTTCTTCAGCCATTTCTTCTTTAACTTCTTCAGATGCTTCTTCTTTTTCTTCAGTTTCTGACTCAATAACTTCACCAACAATACCCTCAGTTTCAACTCTGAAAGATACTCCTGTATCTGTTTTGTAAGTTCCAACAGGTAATAAGATTGTAGTTCCATCTTCTGTTAATACTGAAATGTCTACACCTGCTTCTAATTCCTCAGCAGTAGATACAAAGATTGTACCATCTTCTGATTTTGCCTGCCAAGCTAATTTGATTTCATCCTCAGCTTTGTTTAAGCCAAGTGCTACTAAAATTTGTTCTTTAATGTCCATAGTTTCTTTTTTAATATAATAGAATAGTTATTTATTTATTTGATTTTTAGATTTTTTTACCAGAATTTAATATTTCACTACCATACTTATTATAATCTTTTGCTAAATCTTTAGCATTTTCTGCAATAGTGTTTATTCTTGCAACAACTTGTTTAATTCCTAATTCTTTTGCTTGTTTTAAAATTTTACTTGCTTTAGTTGCTACATCTAATAATTCTATATTTACACCTATTAATTCATTACCTATTTTAATCGCTTGATTTTTTAAAGGTACTGCTTTTTTACCTGCTTTATCGTATGCTTTTTCTAAATCATCAATAGCACCTAACTCAATCTTTTCTGCTTTTAGTTCAGTTTTAGATTCTCTTATTATTTCATTAAGTGCTGATAATATTTCTTCGTTTGTTGGTTTTCTATTTTGCATAGCTTCAAATTTATTTGTGAAATATCCTTCAATTGATAGACCTTTAAGTTCTCCATCTTTTATCTTTTTCCATAAGTCATCATTTTCTATCTTCATTTTAACGAACCAAGTACCATTAGGTAGGTCGTAACCATACATCTTTGACTTATCACTATCACCCTCTTTAATCCAAGATTCTACTGTTAGAACTCCTGATACTCTGTCTTTATGTTCGTGTGTAGCTTTGTGGTGATTGTTATGTTTTAAATATAATTCACTAGCTTTTCTAACTGTTTCAGGACTAAAGTAAACATAGTATTCTGAATCTGTATTAGGATCATATCTAAATATCTGCTTGTTAGGTATTAAAGCAGGACTAACTAGCATTCTTTTTTCTTCATCTACCTTAGCAAATGTCAAGTTGTTTTTCTCTTTACCAAAGAATACAAAGTCTTGCTCTATGGCAGGTGATGATACTAAGCTAATAGCATCAATAGCTAGTTCTTGACTATCGTCTGCTATTACTAATTCTACTATTTTAGTTTCTTTCATATTATAATGAATTAATGTCTTTGAACCATTTAGAACTTCTTCCATTTTTAAATTCACCTCTTGCTTCTATTACCATATCATTTGCTGCTTCTAATTCTTTAGGCACATCAACACCTAATTCTTTTGCTGCTGTTCTTATCTTAGGCATAGCTTGAGTAATTTCAAAATAAGGTCCATTCATAAAATTATCAAAAGCATCAGCAGTAATTCTAGCTTGTGATTTTAAATTTTGTAATTCTTTTTTAGCATTATTTATAAGTTTTTTAGCATTTTTTCCTTCTTTAATTAATTCAGGAATAGTTGCTAACTCAACTTTCTCAACTTTACTTAAGTTATATTCTTTTAATTCTTTTTCGTATTCTTCATACGTTTTTCCTAAAGGTGTTGGATATTGTTTCATTTCTTTATAATTTTTTGGATTTGCTTTTTCGCATTCATCTTTAGTGGCATATTTACATTCTCCTGTATTACCCCACTTATATTTTCCATCTTTACATTTCTTACACGGCATATTATATAATAGATTTAATTAATATTTATTTGATTTTTAAATTGTCGCTCTTCTTCTTATGTTTGCTAATTGGTTTTGACTGTTAGTCATTTCATCAGTAACTACGTAAGCACGTAATGGTTCAGGTGCTTGTCCTCCTGTTAATTCAAATGCTCCTGACATCATTTGTGGTGCAGGTGTTTGATTTTGAGTTATTGTTCCTGAACCTCCACTACTACCAGGAATATCAACAGCATATATTTTTTGTAAGTTAGCTAAACCTGCTGCAATAATAGCTGCACCTGTAACAAAACCTGTAACACCTCCTTGTGCAAATGCTTTGTTTGCTCCTGCATAAGTATCTATAATTGCTCCTGCTGCTGCTAATTCTTTATTTTCACCTGCTAAACCACTTAAAGCACCTGCTAGTTGTGAAAACGCTGCTAGTTGTGCATCTGCATTTTCTTCTGCAACTGCTTGTTGTTCTTTTTGTAAAGCTATATTATTTACTAGTTGTTCTGACTCAAAACCTGTTATCTGTGCTAATACCCCTTTCTTTTCGTTTAATGCTTCTTGTAACTTAATTTGATTTTCTAAGTTGTCATTTTTTTCTACATCTGCTTTTGCTGCTGCTATTTGAATATCAACAAGTTTTAGCATTTCTCTTTCTTGCTCTTTAAGAACTTCACCAAGTTTGTTATTAGCTGCTATTCTTTCTTCAAAAGTCTTGCTTTCATCATCTCTAACTTGTCTTAACTTTTCAGCTTGTCTATCATATTCTTCAATTAAACCTTGAACCTTAACTGCTGCTAATTCACTTTCATTTCTTAACCCTACGACAGATTTTGCTTGTTCAAAAGTAGCTTTAGTGTATTCTTTAATCTTACCTGTAATATTAGAAATAGTTTTTTCCATTTCAATTGTTTCAACCACATTACCTGTTATAACTTCAGTAAGATTTGTTACTGCTTCTTTTGCAGTTTCTGACGCTCCTTTGAAATCGCTTTTAAATAGCTTAACCATTGCACTTCCAAGTCCACTAATACCCTGTATAAGGTTTTTAATTCTAGTAGTTACTTCTAATGCTAACATTTTACCAAATTGTGTAACTTGTTTTATAGCTGTACTACCAAATATTTTATCAAAAAATCCTGTTGTTGTTTGTATATTACTTTCTATAAATTTAAAAAAGTCATTAAAAGTAATACTTAAAAATTCCATAGCAGTATTAAAAGTATCTACTACTCTTTGATTTTGTCTAAACACATCTGCTAACTTTGCTAGTAAAGCTGCAAAAACTGCTACACCTGCTAATTTTATAGCAGTACCAACACCTTTTATCGTACTACTTAATCCATCAAAACTTTTTTTAGTTTCTTTAGTTTCCTTATCTAATTTTTTTACATCATCAGTTACTTCACCTACATTAGTTTTAACTTCTGCTTCTAATATTGTATTTTCTGCCATATCTTTATTTTTTTTAAGGTAATGTTACACCTGTGAATAATTGCATAAATCTTATTGTGCTTACCCATTCTATTGTCATACTTGCTTTTCCTTTTACTGTTTGTCTAAAATCAGAACCACTTACTGCATTAATTGGCGACCAACCTGATGTTGTTCCACTATCAGCAGGTGATGTTCTTGATCTGTCTATACTTAATGTTCCTGTTCCATTACACTTTACAACACCCCTTTCTACCCAAGATTTAAAATCACCAACTGCTCCTGCTGCTGAACCTCCTACTCTTACTGCTAATGTTTCTGATTGAAAGTAATATACTCTATTTACTTGTGGTTGGAAAAATACTTCTGTACTTACAGAATTATTTGGAAAACTATCAACAGTAGAACCATCTGTTGTTTGACATCCATACATTAATGTTATTGTTTGTCTAGTACCTGCTCTATCATCTTGATTATTACCTCCAAAAATCATAGCATTATTAAATACTGCATCACCACCTACACCAAAAACTGCAGCATTATTTATATTGTTTTGAACTTCATTATTTACACCACCAATAACATTGTTTCTTGACAATCCTTTTATGGTATTGTTTTCGCCCATTATATAAGAATTGTTAGTACCTGTTTCTATTGAATTATTACTACCTTGCACATTGTTGTTCTGATTGTTTATACTTCTACTTAAATGATCTGTATATTTATAAGCTGAACAAGTACCTGTTGCAGCATCATAAGTAAAACCATAAGCTTCGCATTGTTGTTGATTTGGAATTACTTGGTTTGTTCCATCAGTAAAAAACACTTGTCCTGTTGCTGTTGCATTAACTGGTTTAATTGAATATCCGTTTAAATAAGGTATTGTTGCCATTATGGTATAAGTATAAATTCTATTGTTGCTAAATCATTTGGTTTATAGTCAATTTTATTAACTCTAAATTCTCTATTTTTAATTATTACTGTATCATAAAATCTAAATGTAGAAATATCTCCAGGTGTTAGATTAACTTTTATAGTCATTGTTCTAGTATTACCATCATATAATTCTTTAATATATGCAAACCAATATAGATAGAATAAATTATTAAATGTACTATTTCCAATAGGTGGTATTAATTGACATACACCAAAATTAAAATCTCTAGTATCTGATGCAGCAGGTGGAATACTTGTTATAGTAGGAACATCTGTTAAATGACTAAACTGCAAAAAGTCTGATTGGTTTTCACTTGATAAACCATTTTGTGCAGGTATATAATAGGTGCAAGTAGTTAATGTTTTTTTACCATTATTATACAAAATTCTAGGACTATTATCAAACCCTTCTGAAGTACCATCATCAGGATTATATGAATATATAGCAGGAACAATAAAATCACTAAATTGTGATACTAAAGGTTTTACAACTGTTGCTGCAAATGGTTCTGCTACTATTTCTTCTTCATCTACAAAAATAGTTTTCTGTCCATTAAAGTTTGTTGATGCATCCCACTTTTGACTACCATATAAATGCCCATCAACTTGATATTTATAATTTTGAAAAGCAAAATCATCATCATCTTCTACAAACTTAAAGATAGTATGTTTTTTTAAATCAGCTATTGGTTCTAACTTCATTTCTTCCACATCTATTTTATCTGTCCAATTTAATTGTTTGCTATCAGAATTTTCTATAAAAATATCATTATAAGGTTCTATTAAAATATGATTAGGATTATTTTTGTCAGGGATACTAACTAAATTAAACATTGTCATTAATCCTTTTAAAAAATTCCATTGTCCAACCTCACCTCTTGCTGTTTGTAAAAAAGTGCTAGAAGTAGCTGATTGTATGCCTACATTAAATACTACTATTGCTCCGTTATTTGGATAAGTGGTTTCTAATTGCCTTACTTTACTTGCTGTACCTGTATTTGTTTTAAATTGTACTTTTAGTGTTTCTCCTATTGTAGCCATCAAAACATTTAATGTTCCTGTATAAGTAAATATTCCACCATTAGCAGGTATTGTTATAACTCCTGAATAATTTAATGCTAATGTATCGTGTAACCATCTACATTCAATAGTTCTATCAACTGTATCTGTATTTTCAATAGTATAGGTGTATTGTATATTATAATGTTCATTTACTGCTGTTGATGTTATAATATTTGTTGCATCATCATAATTAGGTGGAGTTAATCCACCAATTAATGGTATGTTATAACTTAAATTCATTACATCATAAGATGTTGTGGCATAATTATATCCACTACCATCTCCTTGATTATAAATGTAAAGCCCTGTAAAAGTATTTGTATCTAACTGTGTTGGGAAATTATCAGAACCCCAATTAAAGTCCATATATAATTTTTTAAAATCAGTAGTATCAAAAAATGCACTTTCATAAGTAAAAGGAACATCATCTTGGTTAAATATTCTATCTATTAAATATTTAATATTTATAAAAGGTCTAAATGCTTGTTCTAATGTTTCAAGTTGTGGAAATCCATCAGTAGGCCCTGAAGTTCCTCCAGGATTATTAGCAATTATCCATCCATTGTTCCAATTAACAAAAGGATATTTTAAAGTAGAATAATCATTTCTAAATCCTGATGTTCCTGAGTTTAGATAAGCTATTCCTGTACCACTATCATTCCAACTATTTTTAATATTTGTTTTATTATATGCGTGGTCTAATTCTTCAAACTCTAAATCAGAAAAATCCTTATCTCCTAACACATCTGCTAAAGCTATTACTTCAGAATACAAATTTACATTATAACTTATTTCACCTTGTTTTTCTTGAATATCTATCATCCTTAAATAACCCTCAAAAAGTATAAACCCATCCTGTTTTAGCTTACATTGTGTTTTTACATAAGGATTAAATATAACCCCATCATCTGATCTTGTTATTTCAAAAAGATTGTCAAATATTTTGTTATTTCTTTTAGTTCCTGGTAGGTTAAATGCTTTGGAATATGATTGTACTTGTTCAGCAACATTTTTAAATTCATCAACACTTAAACTTAATGGTATATCTTCATCTTCATATAGATCACATATTACTTGGCCATCTGTGCCTAAAAAGGTAGTGTTTCCTGATGGTTGTATGCTTCTTGTTGTTACCGATATACTATTTATAATATTTGTTGCTGTGCTATAAATTAAAATAGTATCAGAAGTTGATTGTGCTTGAAAAGATATTGTAGTTACACCTGATGATGTTATTGGAACATTTGCTTGTAAAACTGTACCTGTATATTGTTGTACTTCTAATGTTGATGCATAAGTACCAACATCTATTGTAATTATATACCCTGTATTAACTGTTAAATTAGATAATTGTTGTATTACACCCCTTTGCGCACCTATTGTTATTGCTCCTGATGATTCTGTTACAGCAGTTAAATCACCACTAAATCTGTACCAAGTATTAATTGGTATTATACCCATATTGCTTATAGCTGATGTATAAGTTGGTGCAGCCAAACTTAAACTAGATGTTGATGTATTTATAGTAGAAAAATTAATTCCATCTACCATATATTGTGATGTAGCTCCTACTATTGAATTAAATGAACCATCATAAGATTGTGGATATACTATAAGTTGTATGCTCATTATACTGCTTGTGTTCTTAGTGTTTTACTTTTTTCTACTTCAAAAGTATATTGAATTAATTTATCGTTAGCTATTGTTTTTCTTGTAAAGTTAGATGTTGTAAGTCTTACAGGTGTTACATATTGGTTTAATGCTGAAGATACTCCATCTGATTGATATTCATCTAACATATAAACTTCAGGACTATTAACTAATTCTTCAAACATTGTATTAAAATCTTCACTTACAAAATCTGTATTCATAGATATACGTTCCATAGCATTAACTCTAAACGCTTTCTTACCACCTTTGTAACTATCTATTCTATATCTGCTTTCATTCCAAGATCCTTCTAATTGATTATATGTAGTTCCTTGTGTACTTATATTTCTTGTTGATTTTTTAGTAAATGTGTAATAATCCCAAACACCCCATTGATTTAACCAACACAATCTAATGCTTTCATAACCTTTTAAATCATCACAATTTATATTAATAGTATATGCTGCTGAAATTCTAGGAGCAGCACCATTACTTCTTGCTTGTACTCTTATAGAACCTCCATCAATAGTTCCTGCCGTAACTAATGTTTGGAAAGTGCTAGACCAATTTTGCAGGTTTCCTGGAAAACATCCAAAGTATATTATTTGGTTTTTTACATCTGAACTAAAAACATTATAAGCACCATTTGCTT